TCCTGATTCTTTCCTCCGTCTAAAGCAAATTTATTTGCAATAGGAGTAACTTTTTCAGTGGGTTCTGATTCAAGATATCCGCTAACAACAGCAGATTCTATTCCTGGTCCAAATACATCCCAAGGTATAAATTTAAAATAATACCAAATACCAGTTTCTAATCCCTGACCAATTTTAATTGTGTTTAAATAAGATCTTGTTTCTAAAAATTTAATTTCGTTAAATAAATTTGTATTATTTAATATATCGGCTTGAAACGCAGCGTTGTCTCCAGTATAAATATCAACACTATAAACATCTTTATTCGATATCGCATTGTAGCAGTTAAATATAATTTGATTTTTAGAAACTTCTTCTGTTAAAACAGTAAGAGATATTCCAGAAAATCCAGTAGTATTTGCCGTTGTTATATCGTATAAATTAGCTATTCCAAGCGGATTGCCTACTGTTCTTGGTATCACCCTTCCTTCTCCACTTCCAAATCCAGTATAATGCTCATAGCCCCAAGTTCGTATAGGAATGGATTGATCTACTTTTTCAGTATAGTAATCAATTAAATCGGTTGATGTATAACCATATTTATCAATTGTGCCACCTTCATAAACATATTTTTCGTAATCCAGATCACCAGAACCTTTGTAATTTATTCCAACAGCAGTTGTAGCTGAACTTGCTAATCCAGTACCATTATAAAAAGTTGCACTTGGGAAAGCTCCAGATATATCTCTGAACGTTAACGGAATTTCATCATTTTCACTTCTTATTAAATTTCCATTGGCGTCTCTGACTCCAGAACCAGAAATAGTGGTGATAGCTCCAATTGTACTGGCAACATCTGGACTCCAAACAGCTAATCCAGTAAATGTTCTATGTCCATAGTATCCAGAAAGTATGTAATAAGGAGAATTTTGGTAAGAATCTATTACTTGTATTCTTGAATAAGCTGGTGGTTGATTATAAGCGTAAAACGTCCCAGTCTTTGAAAGATTAGTGTTATCTGTAACTATAACTCTTAATCCTATGTTTCTAGAATAATCCACGTTTTCTGGTGTCGTAGCATCGTCAAAAAGGCGAGCATTCATTTCGCTTGTTACTGTATAGTATAATCCCTGATAATTTTTTTCTTCATGGATTACTTGTCCAGCTATATCAAGAACTTGAACTGTAACTTTTTGCGGTAAATCAAGAAATGGATTTTCATAAATCTGCTCCCTAGTAGACATTACTCCACCAGTTGGATCAATATATTTCCATCTGAAGGTGACATCTTTAGATGTAAAGTTGCCAACTCCTTCTCCAGCGTAAACTCCTCCTCCTAAATGAGCGATTTGATAGTTTACTGAATTTTTATCAGCCGTATCAATTATAAATCCACTTGGCATAGTGGATGTAATAGTAAATCCCCCAACACCAGTTAAAGTCGCAGTAGGTAATGCAAAAAATGTTGCTTTAACGGAATCCATCGAAAGCAATTTATATAAAACGCCTTGAGCGTAAATATCAAAGTCATATTGACCATAAATTCCACTTATTGGAACAGTAATGGTTGTTACTCCAGATATAGTACTGTAACTTTCTACAATTGAGTCTTTTTCATTAGTTAAAGTTGAATAATCAGGTCTACTTACATATATTTTGTATCCAGTTATTGGGCTATCAGATGGATTCCAAATAACATGAATTCCTGTTGAATTTGGAGTTCCATATCCACTTATACTTACCAAACCTGCTGACGGATTTGGTTTAATTGCTATGTCATATGGACCCTTAACATAATAACTTGGAGAAGTATCAAGTATATCTTTTTCTATATACTCTTCTTTATTTGGCAAATATTCCATACCAATAATTGAATATTGATTTGCCTCTTCTTCTTTTGTCGCAATTGTTTTGTACAATTTTGGCTCAACTCCAGAACCGCTTAATACATAAAGCGAACCTTCATTTATTAAATCTAAATTTTTAGGCGTAGTGTCAACATTTAAATTATAATATCCTTTTGGATATCCAGTTCCATATACTAATCCGCTATATCCAATTCCATTTACTTCTTGAAGTACTCTTAGATCACTTTGTCCTAAAGCGCCAACGCCGACAACAACATCAATACCTAAAGTTTGGAAAGCGTTATAAACGTGTGTTGAAGTTAAAGATTGATCAAGGTAAACTTTTTCAGATCCATAAAAATTCTTAGGCAAGCCAACAGTGTAATAACCAAAAGAATTTCCCTTTGACCATTTTGATTGATTAGAGTTTCCATCAATATAATCCGTAGTAAAACTTGATGCTGATTTTGTATGCGCCTTTGTACAAATATAAGTTTCTGAATTATATTTAACTATGTTGCCAACAGCATATTCTCTTCCAGATTGCCAATTTTCATAGTTTGAGTCTGCTCTATTTCCAAAATCTGCTTGAACAAAAGTATAAAATGGGCGTAATTTGCTAAAAGCAAGCAGATCTCTATAATTAAATCTAAGACTTGGAAATTCATTTGTTCTTTTGCCAACAGATTCAATTAATCTATATCCACCTTTTACTAAGGCGACACAATACATGCATGTGTTTGTCGCTGCATTTGTATCCGATCCTATTTTAAAAACTTCTGTTGCTGCAAACGATGACCATGTACTGTTTGGAGCAGTGCCATCTGTTCCAGCGGGCCACATGGCAATAATGACAGTTCCAACACTTGCATTAGTATAAATTGAATCACTCCATATGCTATTTATATTAGAGGTTAAAGATCCGAGTGTTTGAATAGTTCCTTGATTATCACATCTTATAATCGTTGGATTATTGAAGGTTTGAAATACAGAACCTCCATTAACAGAATAAGCAAAATCTTTATAAAAATAAAGATCATTATAATATCCAGTTACTGTAAATGTCCAAGATGAAGTTTCATTGGGTATAAGTTGACCAGTGCCAGCTTGTCCTAAAATATCAATATCAATTTCTAAATTAGATAAAATTTTATTTACTTCGCCAGATGTTAAAGTATCCCATTTAGGATTTCCATCAGCAACTGTATGAGATGGAAATGTATATACATTCCCAGTTAATGTTGTAAAACCAGTATAACTAGCGCCATAAGATGGCATAGTGCCAGTTGTTCTAGTTTGATTTACATACACATCATGAATAACAGACTGAAGAAGAAAATCTCCAGTCACAGTTAAAGTTGCTCCATACGCATCATCTGTAACGGTATGAATATTAAATTTTCTTGTTTGTTTTTGCCTTCTTTCTCTTATTTGTTCAAGAGTTCCAGTAAAAGCGCCATTGCTACCAGTCAAATTGCTTAAATCAGAAACTGAAAAGTTTCCAGATGGAACGTGCATATATATACCAGAAGCAAGACCATTAACAAATTCTCCATCAATTTTTATTGTATTCGCTGCTTCATTGACTTCTAATATTCTTCCGAATGACCTGCCAGCATTTCTTACTTCATCACTAATTCCAAATATATCTCCTGGTTGCAAATATGCGCCTTCTAATCCAGCAGTAAATGTTACTGTATCAGATTCAAACATCGAACTGGTTAATATATATCTTCCAATTCTTCTTGCCTCTGATCTTGAAGTGCATCCAGCAGCATTGACTTTAAATGGATTTAAACCATAATTTCTAATGCCATCAACATCTTCAACGAACTCAACTTTAGTTTTATAATCGTCGTATTTATCGTTATATGTAATTTCTACGCTAGTATATCTTTTATTTTTAGCTGTTTCTGTATAGTTAAAAGCGCCGTCCTTCACATTTGCGTTGGCAAAATAAATTAAAGGATTTTTATTTTTATCAGCAAAGAAAGAAAAGCCTTCCGTATTCCAGTAAATAATTCCTTTAAAAATAGCCGCAATATCTTTTAATACATTATAGGCTTCGTCTTTATTATAGAAAATAATGTTGCATGTGTATCTAGGTTCAAGACCTCCTTTGCCATCAGGCACTCCCCTAAATCTACCATCATCGTCAACTGCATCACAATACCTCCCAATTTCATAAAGCGTCCATTTATCCACAGATGAAGAATCAATATGATTACCTAGACCGTAATTAAAATCTGTTATAATATCATAAAGAATCCAAGCTGGATTGTCTGTCCAAGCTAATTTAAATGTTCCGTCCCAATTGCCATAATAAATTTTATTGCTATCGTAAAAATTTTTGTCAAAAAATTCTTGTAATTTATAATCAGAATCAAATAATAAATTAAATTTTGCTCCACCACTTTCTTCCGCAAGTTCCCTTAAAGTTCTTGTCCCACTAAAATTAGAACTCGTATATAGATAATAAAATTGTATGCCTCCTTCTCTCGCTCTGTTAAGCAAAGTGCGATATGTGTCTACGGACATTGTTTCTGGCGTAGATCCAGAAAAATATATAACTTTTCTTACCGTGTTTGTCCACAAAGTGTCTAAAACTGTATTTTCAGAAAGTTTGCCAACTTCATCAGTTATACTGAATTGATTCTTTCTCAAAAAGAAATTAGCAATATTAGTTTCGGCAGGATTAGTGGTTGGACTTAATTTATTTTCGCTCAAGACTCCTTCAAGACTTTTAAACAAATTTGTTTGATTATTTCCAACTGAATCTGGAGTTTCGACTTCTTTAAAGGAACTGCTTCCGTAATATGTAAATCCAACTATAGTTTCCTGTGTCGCTTCATTTACAATAGTATTTATTCCACCGTTTGAAGCTGGCTGAACAGCTTGCCAAATTGAATATCTTACATTCGTATATCCAGAAATAAGTTTAAAAATTAATTCTCTTAAATTTCTTTTTATTAAAGCTCTTGCTGGAGTATCTAAATTTTGATCGATTACAAATACAAGATCTAAAGTATTTGGATTTGCTGGGTAATCTGGATTTGAAAAAACATATCTTCTATCCAAACCATTTCCTCCCAACGGAAAATAATTAGAAGGCACTTTAACCTTCTTCATTTTTACATCAAATTGTCTTTCTGGAATATTTGAAAAAGTTCTAGAATCAAATTTTAAACCAACGTGAGCGGCAAAAGGATATGAAAAATTTCTATCTATTACCTCATAAATGCCATCTATAGATACATCTTTTTTTACTAGTGGAGATATTGTTTCTGGGCTTACTTTTTCTACTGTAAGAAATCTATCTTTACCATTTTCAGAATCGGGCAAAACAATTTCATTTGAAGCTAATAATTCGGCCTGTTTTACTACATCTGTATTTATGGTTGAACCATCATTTGTACCCTCTTCCGCACCTTTGTAAAACCTGTATGGGTTTAAAATTTTCATTATTATTAATATATTTAACTATCAATTATTTTCCAATTTTTTATTGACTCGTCCCAATAATAATTATTATTATCCTCTGGTTTTGGTATCGGGGGCATCCAATCATATGTTTCTTCATTCAAAATCCAGCTTTCATGTCTTTTTGGCCAGATAAATGCATCCCTAGATTCATCAAACAAAAAACCTATTG